TTCTCGCTCACCTGTTTCTTTGTTGTATTTAACTTTAGCTTTAACAGGAACATAGAATGTCTTACCATCAATTGTAACAGCTTGAGAAATAGTTTCGTCAACACGCTCAAACAATCCTCGTTTAACGTCAGCCTTAGAAGCTTCAACTTGTTGTTGCGCTAACTCAATAGCCGCTTGTGACCGATCACGATCTACTTGTGATGTTCTAAACTCATCAGCACGAGACAGCAACTGCATTGCTTCATTAGGGAACCCTGCTTGGTTAAGCATACTTGCCGCTTGAGTCATCTGCTCAGGGTTAGTCATGTCAACACCTTGCAGAGCTTGTTGTAATTGACGTTGACGAGTAACTTCTTCAGGCTCCCCACCAAACATACGAGCTAATCCTGTGCCAATAGCAGACCCTGCACGCATAAAGGGATCTTGTTCTTGAAGAATAGATTGGGATTGTTCGCGTCTAATCCTTGCCATGATTTGCTCAGGAGAAGCTCCGAACATTCCTAATACTTGATCACGTTGTGCCATTATTGTTTCCTATTAATAACCGTAGCCGCCACCGGGCATTTGCCATTTCCAATAGTTAGGGTTCTGAAGAGCTGACGAGTACGATGAACCAAAATCTAATTGACCCGTCGGCTTGTTAAAACCCCCTGAAAGCGCACCTCCTAATACAGAACCAAAGAATCCTGCATTCTGTCCACGTTGTTGTTGTAGGATTTGTGCTTGAGTTTGGTATGGAGAGAGTTGTAATTGACCTGAACCAAGAGAGGCCGCCGCACGAGCTGTCTCAGCATCCAATCCTTGACGAATAAGAGCATCTTCCAGACCTGCAGTACCAATAGCCTGACCAAACATTCCTTGCTGTAGCCCCATAAGATTTGCAATTTGAGCTTGACGAGCTTGTTCGTTGAGACCAAATCCTTGAGCCGCTTGTCCGAATCCTTGACCTTGAGTAGCAAGAAGATTCTGTAGTGCTTGCTGTTGTTGTCCGACGTTTGTACCAAAGACACCAAGCTCTTGTTGGTAACGCTGTGCCTCTTCGCCCAGTGCTTGTTGACGAGACTGTGCGGCAAGGTTAGCAAGTGTACGTTGTTGCGCTTCTCCAAGACCCATAACATCTTGCTGAACCATACCACCACCGGGTGTTGCTAATCGTTTACCTAATGTACCACTACCAAAGAGTCTACCTTGAAGTTCTGTGGCTTGGCGTTCAAACTCTGGTTGCAGTAGCTCTGCTTGTTGTCCAAAAATTTCTTGTGTACGTCCTGCAAGATCAGGTGTGTAACCAAACTGAGCAGGCTGTGCCATTGCACGAGTAGCCGCCTCGCCTAACATACCTGCACCGTAGCCACCAAACTGAGCAGGAGCCGCTGTAACAGCACCTGTCAATTGAGGCAGTAGTCCACTTGCTCCACCTACTACCGCTTGCTGTAGCCCTGCATACGGAGCAGAAAGCATTGCTTGTAGTTCACCGTCTGTATACTGTGACGTACCAGATCCAGTAGTTACTGTGTAAGGACGGAAGTATGCTTGTTCACCTAGCTCACGACCACGAGCAACAGCTTCGCCTGCAACACCTGCGCCTCCTTTGCCAAATAAGGCGTTAGTAATTCCGCCTACTACGTTACCCATTAGTGTATCTCCACATAGGTCTGTCTAGCCCGTCATCACACGGGAGGGTTTGTACATATTTATAACCAAGTGACTGCACGAACTTTTCCAACTTGGGGTTGTCAGTCAAACAATAAAAAGGTTGTCCATGTATCATTTGTAAAAGTCCATGTACTTGTTTAAATTCTTTCTTAATACTTGGGGTCCACTTATGTACATCTGCGTGTGTCCAAGTTCTATCTGCGAATCGTTCAAAATAAATTGTGTACGCAGGTTGTATTGCTACTGGTGTTTTTATCAAGCAGTACGCTTCCACATTTTAACAACAATGTATGGTTGTAGGTTTGCATTAGCACCTGAACTACCTGCTGAAGTAGTGGTACCGCTAACAGACCCTGTGTGTGTATGGTCACCAACACTTCCAATACTAATACCAGTTGTAGCATCGTATGTATCATAACGCTCTGAGTTATCGTCAGGTGTACCACCCCCGTAGTTACCTGTTCCCGTTGTAGGATTTAAATTATCATTAAAAGCACCATTAGGGCCAGTAATTTGGTGATGGTGTCCGGGATCAGTAAGAGAGTGTGAATGAGCACCTCCGCCGTCTGTTGTAAAACTATCACTAAAAGTGTGTACGTGAGATACAACAATAGCGTTTTTACTACCGCCAGTTTCTTCTAGTGTATTAAATGCGGAATCTCCAGTGTCTTGACCAACAGGAACACGACCTGCGCCAAATGCTACCCAAGTACCAAAACCAAATGTACTTGCAGGGTTTGTTGCACTCACAGATGTATAGATTGTACCCACTGGATAGAGTGCTTCTAATGCCGCTTGAACAAATGCTGTCGTTGCAAGTTGTGTAGTGTCTGTACCAAAAGATGCAGTTGGTGCTGTAGGCGTACCTGTGAATGCAGGAGAAGCCTTTTGCGCCTGTACAAACGCACAAGTAGCTATCTGTGTAGTGTCAGTAGAAGCCGCCGCTGTAATTGACGTAGGTGTGCCAGTAAGCGCAGGGGAGTTAGTGTCTGCCTTAGAGTTGACTGCAGTTTGAATAGCGTTGTATTCATCATCAATCTCTGTACCCTTAATAACCTTAGATGGATTCCCTGTAAGCAAGGCATCCTTTGACGCAAAGTCAGTTGATTTAGTATATGAACTCATAGAATCCTACCTTGTTTTACGTAGATGTCCATTTTCTGAATAGATAAAGCACCGCCGTTAAGCTCTGCTTCAAAGCCAAGTTGTAGTACAGAACCACTGCCACTACCTGCAACACGAATAGTATCAACCAAAGTACCGCCTGAGTATTCAGCACCAAAGTGCGATGGTTTAACATAGAGTGTTGTTTCAGTACGACTACCATCATCAACAGTATAGTAGTAGGTATCTGCATCTAACCATGCTTTGTACGTTGCGCTGTACTCAGGTGATAATGAGTTGTCAAGTACAAAGTCTACTGTGTAATGATTACCATCTGCGTCAGTGATTGTATCTGTTGACTGAGAACCTGCCGCATTGTTTGTTATTAAACCAAATTCAGAATCATTATACTCATAGATTACACCCTGCTTTACAGTCAGAGCATAAGAGTTGTATACATCACTGTAGTCAAATCCAGACTTAACAACAAAGTCCTGACCAGTAGCACCAATAACAGTAATAGCAAGACGTTTGAGAATCTTAGTTGATGAAGCACTGCCTAGGTCAAAGTAGTTTGTAAAATACACCATACGGTAGGCAGAGCCATTGTCAGCGTACCCAAAGTAACGAGCAAGCCCGTCTGCTTGAGCTAGATATATCTCACCATCAAATGCAAGATAATCAGTATGCGTCATGTTTGTCCATTCAGTAACACGAGCAGAACCATCTTGTAAGGGCGCACGCATATCAAAGCAAAAGACTTTATTTGTTGCTGTAAACGCAAGCAGATAAAATGCGTTAGACTCTGAGTAGCATGACTTAATTGTGCTAGGCTGTGCCGCTTCAACAGCTTGCACAAGATCATCACGAATGTTCTTAGACAAGTCACGCATTGGTGTTGATTTTTCTTGGATCACTCGTCCAAGACTACGCAAGCCTGATTCAGACAAGAAAAGAATATCAGTACCAGTGTTTTGTACGCTGTCACGAGCAATGCAACCAACACCTGAGATAACTTCTACAAGTTGTAGTGTTGCCGGATTAAGGTATGTTTTACTGGTATCGCTATCACCAAAGATAATAATGTTAGCTTTACAAAATACAATCAAGAAACCATTGTGTGCGCCTAGTGCAATGATCTCATCATTACCATTAACAAGAATACTTGAAAGATCTAAGCTACCTGCTGTGCCTGAGTTCCAACGAGTAGGATCAAGTAAGTCAGTCCAATAAATTGTTGTAACATTTGTTGCTGTATCTGCTGTCCATACTCGCCCATAAGCAGACAATGCACAGTTACCTTCAATTGGTGTACCTGATGCTGAAGGAGATGAAGAAATGTCTTTAATCGTTCCTGTTGTAGTGTCAAAGTATAACGGCTCATAGTTCTTTTGGAACAAATATGCCGCATCATTTAATGTTACAGCTTGCCAGTTACCCTCAGTAATTGATTGAGATCCTGAGTATGTTATTGGAGTCAGTGATCCACCTGAGTAAATGTAAAAGTTTGTGTCTGACCATGCGCCAAAGTATTCAACAGCATCAATATCAACAAACCGATGCATACCTTTAAGATTGACACCAGAGGACTCAGCTAAATATGTCCAACCCTTACGTGCGCCTAAGCGACCATATTTGTCAATTACACAGTTAGTTGCCTGTAGTGCATACCCAGACTCAAGAGTAATACCCGACTCTTGGGTGTTGAGTCCAAAAAACCCCGGTGCGGCAATACTGGCTGACTGTAATGGTTTTGTCATACTGTAGCCCAGATTTCTTCTTCAGGATGCTTGGCCGCATCTAATGAAATAGCGTCATTCAAAGAACGTCCTGCAGAATTATATGCAGAGAGTCCTGATGCACCGCCGTCTTCACCGCGTTCTTCAACAGCTTTAGCATACGCAAGTAGTTGAACAGGCTTAGACGGAATTAATAATTTATCAGCATCTAATGTTAATTCACCTGTGCGTAAGACAACATTAAAACGTAAGTCATAAGCACCGTTAGGAATAGGATATAAATCAACAAGAGTATCTCCGTCTGCAGTAGACACGCCGTTAAAGCTGTAGTACAATGGCGCACCAGACTGAGGATTCTGATTCAAGAAGATGTCGTTCATTTCACTAGCAGTCTTATAACGCATAAACCAATTGCTAGTATCATTGATAACATCTAATACTGTTGCACGATTCTTTGAACCGTTTAGTTCGTAGTTAAAGATACCTGACTCTGTAGTTGCAGACAACGTAGTACGCAACGCAGACCAGTTCCAAGCGTTTTCGCACTCTTCTTTTGCATCGTTAACAAACACACCAATTAAACGAGAGTACGCTGTCTCGTCTACTGTAGAGACTGTGCGTTCTCTTAAGCGTCTAAGAACATTGTTTACTATTTCTAAATACGTCATTTGCGTTACCTACTTAAGAGATTAATATTATAGCACACTTTTGTGCAAATGTCAACCCCTACCACTTTTTACATGACCAATAACGTGCAGTTAATTTACTTGGAGGATTAGTGTCACACTTATGCCGTGCCCTAAAGCTCCTACGTCTTGCAGGTTGGTCTTTCTTAATTGTCATGTTAGGATCACCAAAACGAATAGTCTTGGTCTTGTCGCCTTCTTTAGCAACCACTACGAACTTCTTAGAGCCGCCCGGAGTGCGCTTAGGTTTATTATAACCACTTACACCTGCTCTGGCTAACTTAGGGTCTTTTGACTTTGGCATCACTTAGCCTTCTTTTTCCAATTAACACGGGATGAAGATGTCTTTTTCTTCATGGCTGTCTTAGCACCTGCGGCTTTACAAGCGGCCT